CGACCTTGATGATCCTGTCCTTGCCGCTCATCTCAACGTCCTCCTCGAGCCGGTCTTCGGCCTGTCGTAGCAGAGCTTCTTGAGCGACCGCACCGCGCCGTCGAACTTGCGACTCTCCGAGTTCAGGTAGTCGACCTGGAGCTGCTTGCCCTGCCCCTCCGGGTCCTGGAACATGAAGACGAACTGGCCGCGGTGCGACCCCTGCCTGACGCCCAGGATCTCGAGGCCGCGCATGTGGACGTAGGCCGCGGTCCCGAGGTCGCTGGACTCGAACACGTCTTGGCCGTTGCCGGCCACTACTTCCCCTTGGACTTCGTCTTCTTCCGCGGCTTCGCCTTGGCCTTCTTCCGCGGCGGCTTGGCGGCCGGCGGCGGGGGCGGAGGCGGCTCGTCGGCCCCGTCGTCGGCGGTCTCCCGGTACTTGACCCCGTCCACGACGATCGAGTCGTCGGAGGCCTCGGGCTCCTCGGGCTCCGGCGGCGTGGCGGGCGCGGCCATGTCGTCGGGCCACTCCACGTCGCGCTTCTTCTTCGGGGCCGGGATCGGGGCGTCCGCGACGGCGATGATCTCCTTCTCGGCCTCCTCGAGGGCCCTGGCCTCGGCGACGGTGCAGATCTGGAACACGGGCCTCGAGTGCGGGTCGTCGGGGTTGTTGAGGAGCGGCCTGAGGGTCTTGTCGGCGAACCCGTCGTCGACCTCGTACCAGCCCTTCCTGGCCTCGAACTTGGGGTAGCCGCTCCCTGAGAGGAGGTAGGTGTGGGCGAAGAACCCCCTCGAGGTGTTCGGCGGGTGTATCCGTGCGAGCTTCATGCTGTTCTCCTGTCGTCTCTAATCGTTGATAGCGAAGGAGGCGGGACCAGGCTTGGGACTAGCCCAGTCCGGTCCCGCCTCCTCCGGTTGGTGGTTTCTACTTGGCGAGCACCAGCAGCTTCACGAGGCCCGGCGTGGTCGACAGGTCGACCGTGTTGGCGACCTCGGCCCCGGTCGAGACCAGGTAGAAGTGCAGGCTGTTGTCCGAGCGGTCCCACTGGGCGTAGTAGTCGCCCTTGGGCTCGGACAGCACCGACATGACCTCGGGGGCCTTGTCGTAGCCGGCGAGCGACTGGAGCAGCGCACCCGGGTTGAACGGCCACCCCGCCGGGTTCGGGTACGAGGTATCGGACGTGAAGTCCAGGACGGTCGCGATCAGGGGCGCGGACGGCTGCTTGCCGCCGTGGTTCGAGAGGGCGATCGTGCTTGCCATGGTGTTTCCTCCGTGTGCTTTCTGTGTGTCCTGGGGACGGGCGAGCTAGGCCGAAGCCTAGCTGACCGTGACCTGGGTTCCCTTGACGGTGGCCCGCTTCTCGGCGAACTGGACGTCGAAGCGGAGGGTGGCGACGATGATCAACACGCCCGCGCTGATGTCCTTGTCGGTCTCCATGGTGATCTTGCGGAGGATCCCCACGTTGATGTTCTTCGGGTCCGTGAGGAGCACCTGGCTCTCGTTCGAGCCCGAGCCGCCGTCCTCGGGGAACAGGGGCACGTCGACGATCGGGACGCCGCTGTAGGCGACCGGGACGTCGTTCTCGAGGTAGCGGTCCCCGAGGTTGGTCTCCCGCGCGTTGGTGGTGTCGCGGTAGTCGATCTCGGTGTCGACGCTGACCAGGAAGCGCATCTTGCGCTTGTTCCTGAGGAACTCGGTCGGCATCGACTTGAGCATGTTCTTGAACAGGGTCTTGTCGACCGGGGCGACGCCGTGCGGGACGACGTTGACCGAGGCCTGCTTGAGGATCCCGTCGAACTTGGCGAGGAACGGGTCGCCGACGGTGGCGGTGTCGCCGAGGATGATCACCTCATCCATGTCGAGCGCGATCCGCTCGGCCAGGGTCGCCATGATCGTCTGGCGGAGCTGCTGGCGCTCGATCGAGTCCTCCAGCACCTCGTTGTTGAGGCGCACCTCAGCCTTGAAAAGCTGCGCGTTCAGCTCCTCCTTCTCGAGGTCGGGCTTGGCGCGGTCGCTGACGCCGAGGGCCTGCCCCTCGGTGCCGGCGCGGAGCACCCTGGATCCGAAGCGGATCTTCTCCAGGAGCTTGGTCGGGTTCTTCATGGGCACGACGGTGCTCATGGGCATGATGACCGACTCCTCGATCAACGTGCGGATGAACCGCACCGCCTGCTCGGCGACCAGCGCGCCGCCATCGGTGAGAAGGTCGGACAGCGCGAGGTCCGCCTTTTGGATCAGAGAGCGATTCCCGATCATGAGTGAGTTCCTCCTACTCTTACGGGTTCGGCCACGTCCCGCCGAGGCGGTTCGGCAGTCCTTGGTGGTTTCAGTCCTTCAGGGTGATGGTGTTCATGTCGGCGGGCCACGCGACCCGCTCGGACTTCTCGACCTTGCCCGCGACGACGCCGTCGTCCTCGGGGGGCGCGCTCGGCGCGGCCTTGGCCTTCTTGATCGTGGCGAGCTCGGTCTTGAGGCCGGCGATCGTCTCGTCCTTCTTCGTCGCCGCCTCGGAGACCTTCGCGACCTCGCCCTTGAGGTCCTCGAGCTGCTTGAGGATCTGCTTGAGCGAGTCGGGGGTGCCGTCGCCCACGACGGCGGTCGCGTCCGCGACGGACGCCGCGTCGGGCTGGACGCCGGAGCCCACGTTGGCGTTGCCGGGGGTGGTGTCGCGGACGTCGTCGACGCCGCCGGTCTGGCCCGACTGCTTCACCACGCCCAGCTCGTTGATCAGCGTCCCCAGGAGGTCGCCGACCTTGCGGAACTTCTCCATGCTGACGCTCCCGGACCGGAGGTCGCCCAGGGCCTCCTTGAGGAGCTTCACCGCCCCCTTGAGTCGGTTCAGGCGGTTGCTCTGCATGGGAGTCCCGACCTTCCCGGTCTGGGTCGTCTCGGTCCCCGTGGTCGCGGTGGCGGTGGCGGTCACGTCGTCCTCCTTGCCTGTGTCGTTCTTCTTCGCGCCGAAGTTCAGCTCCATCGCCTTCTTCTTCGCCGCTGCCTCGTCCGCGGTGTCGAGCACGATCTTGCCCGAGTCGGCGTCGACGACCAGGTAGCCCTTGCCGCCCGGCTTGACCGTGAACCCCTTCTTGGTCGCGCCCTTGGCGATCTTGGCCACGGCCTCCATGTTCAGCTTCAGGGCCGCGTTCTTGGCCTCGATCCTCGACCCGTGCGAGCTGATCTTCTTGTCCGGCTCGGGGGCTGTGCGGAGGACCACGTAGTACTTGTCCTCGCCCGGCTTGGCGTCCCAGTCGCACGCGGTCTCGTACATGGTCGCCGCCTTGGCGATCTCGACCACGGTGCCGCTCACCTCGGTCAAGGCCTCGCTGGCCTTGTCGCCGAGCGACTTCTCGATCTCCCTGATGGACTCGACCGCACGCTCGCCCGCGCTGCGGTGGTCCTCGCCACCCGAGAGGATCTCGGCGACGGACTTCTCGACCTCGCTCGCGGCGGCGTGAAGCACGGACCCGACGACGAACTGGTCGGCCACGTCGGCGCTCTTGGCGACCGTGTCAGTCTGGAGCGCGACGAACAGCGACGTCAGCTCTGCGACCGACTTCTGGATCGCGACAAAGACCTTGTCGGCCTGCGCGCCCGTCAGGGACGCCTTGGTGACGAATGGACCCGCGGCCCCCATGGAGGGGATCGAGGCCAGCAGGTCGGCGGCCCCGTCGAGACTCCGGGCCTGGACCGCGTCGAGCATGGTCGCGGTCCCGATCGCGTCCTTGAGGGTCGAGACCCGGGTCGAGACCTCGTCGAGGATCTTGACCGCGGCGGTCTTCGCGACCTGCGTGATCGGGCCGATCCCGGAGAGGTCGGCCTGAGCCATGACGAGGGAGCCCTTGACAGTAACGCCCGCGATCCCCTTGAGCACGCACTGGGTGACCACGATCTCGGTCTTGACCGCCTCTGGGACGGAGCCCCCGCCCTCCTTGGCGGTCTCGGTCGCCTCGATCGCCGCCTTGATCGCGTCGACGCGGGTCAGGCCGTCCTCGAGCTGCTTCTTCACCGCGCCCGTCTCGGGCTCGGTCTTGGGCTTCTTGGTCTCGGTAGTCGTGGTCACGTCGCCGTCTCTCTTAATGATGAGGAAGACCTTCTTGTTCGCCGCCCGGTCCACGACCGAGACCTCGCGCGTGTCCATGTCGGTCAGGCGACCAACATCCTCATCCTTCTCAGAAGCAAGCGCGTCGGTTGTCATGCTGCTGCCACTTCCAACACGCCTGAGCTTACTCGTTTCCGATCGTCGCGGTCAAGGTCTCTGGTCACGCCGCGGTAACCTTGACCTTGTCGGGAGTCCTGACGGCCGACCCACCGATCGAATACCCAGTCAACTCGCCCTTCTTGATCTTCTTCCAAATCGCGTCGTCAAGGATCCTGGTGCGGAGTAGCCAGGTCCCCTTCTTGATCGTTTGCTCACCGCTCTTGAACTCGACCGGGGCCAGGTAGGACTCGAGCGGGAGGATCGTCGAGACGATCTGCTGGTGCATGAGGCCGAACTGTTGGTAACGCTCGAGGAACTGATACGCGGTCTTGCGGACCTCGTCCTCCGAGTAGACGTCCTTCTGGGAGTCGATCTCCTCAGGCTCGAGGACGATCCCAAAGACCGTGCGCTCCTCCTCGGACTCGATCTTGACGATCTTGACGTCGATCGGAGCGAACGTGGGCTCCTCAACCGTCCCCGGCTCCAACTCCCCCTGCTCGGGCTGTAGTGTCCCAGGATCGGTTTGGGATATCCCAAACTTCTCGGCCTTCCCCAGGACCCCGAGGACGCCCTCGATCCTCTTCTTGATAGCCTCATCCTTGACCTGAAGCAAGAGGATCTCGAGGTCGGCGACGGCGGTCCCGACCGGGACAGGCTCGTCGCGCTTCTGCGTCGGGTCGACCACCATGTCCCGCGCCAGGTCCCCGACGACCTTGGCGATCTCGGGGAGCGAGCCCGCGAGGCGGCTAAACGCCTCCTGACCGGCCTCGTCAAGCGAGAGGACGATTCCCTCGAGCTTCGTCGCCGGGATCTCGTCCACCTTGAGGACCTGGGGGAGCGCGGCCTGTTGACCCGCCTGACGGCGAGCCTTGAGCCAAGCCGCGGCGACCTTGCGCTTGACGGCGGCGCGGTCGGAGGCGGGGATCTGGACCGGCTGTCCTCGAAACCCAGACGACGACAGGGCCATGACGGCCGCGGCGGTGATCCTGATCGACGGCTTGCCGGCCGCGACGTCGGCCGGGGTATCGAACAGGCGCAGCTTCCACGTGCTCGGCTTGGACCCGTCGGGCACGTGGGCGTAGGCAGCGGCGGGGAACTGCACGCCGGCCTCAGTCTTCTTCGGCTCCTGCTTGGCCGCCATCGATGAACCTACTCCGTGCAGCGCTCGCTGCGACCCATGGCCCGGTCTCGGGCCTTCTCGTACTTGGCCATGGTCGCGCTGGCGCCGCGGCGGGCCGGGACGGGCCTTTCGTCCTTGGTCAGGCGCTCGCTGCGGGTCGTGGGGGGCTTGGCCGGGGCCAGGTCGTTGGCCCACTCGACGTCGTCGGAGAGGCCGTCGCCCTTCTCGGTCTCGGTCTTCCCACCCTCAGGGGCCGCCTTGGCCCCACCCTGGGCCTTGTCGCCCTCCGAGGTGGCTCCGGCCTCGGCCACCCCGCCAGTGCCCTCCTTGCCCTTCTCCGTGACCGGAGGGGGCGCGGCCGGGGCGGGCTTAGGGTCGGTCTTGACGATCGAGAACTCCTTGGCGATCTCGTTCGTCGGCAGGACGCTGACGAAGATCCCCCCGTCGTCCTCCTCGGCCTTCTCGAGGAGGGTGTCGATCCCGTCCACGCGGTCGCAGATCGCGTCGAGCTTCGACATGGGGTCGTCGGCGGAGACGAAGCTGGTCGTTTCGGCCACCAGGGCCTTGGCGACCTTGAGGGGGTCGAGGTCGACGCGCTCGGTCTTCTCGATCTCGGTGATCGGCGCGAGAGCCTTCTTGAGTTCGTCGGCGGTGATCGGCATTTCGGTGATCCTCCGGTGGTCTTCTTCTACGATCAAGAGTCTAAGCGTGCTCGGGGTGGGGAGTCAAGCTAGGGGTTTGCGATATCCCAAACCAGTCCTACCAGGATCCCCGCTTGGCGAGCGCGTCGAGGTCGACGACGAGACCCGACAGCTTCGTCCGCAGGGCCAGGGCCAGGTTGTCCTTGATCCTCACCTGGCTCCACCCGAGGTCGTTCCTCATGGTGTCGACGAGTTTCTTGCAGACGTCGGTCCGCTCCTTGATCTCGGCCTGAGTCGGGTCTGTCTTCATGCCCGTCGAGGGGTGCATGAAACTCGACTCCACCACGAGAGCCACGATCGGGTACATGACAGACCAGAATTCGCGGTAGGCTCGCCGCTGATCGCCTCGGTTGAAGTCCTCGTTGATCTTGATCAGTGGTCCCGTCATGGCTTCACCTTTTCGCTCGGATCTTCAACCTCCGGGTAGGGAGGTCGCACCTTCCAGCCCGCGTTGGGCCAGATCGCGCTCGCGACTGCAAACGCACCCGTCGCGGTCTTGTTCAGGTCTCGAGACAGAACCGCAATCTGCGAGAGACCCCCGTAGGGAGAGATCGTGTCTCTCGGTCCTCGCTCCTCACGGAGGAACTCGACTGCGGCCTTCCAGACAGGCTTGAACCTGGCTGGGACCTTGATCGAAGCGTCGACATCGTACCCCTTGTTCCAGGTCACCTCGATCTCGACGACTCGGTCACGATCCCACACGGCCAAAACGGCCTTCTTCTCCTTAGAGGCCAACGAATCCTCCCCTGGCTTGGCGGGTGACTTCGCCATTGATCATCGAGACCATGTAGCCGAGAAACTCCTCGACCGCTGAGTGATCCTTGGCGATCTGTCGGCTCACGTTCGACAGGTTGCCGCCGAACATCTCGCTGAACATGGTGACGACTTCAGACCCCCCGTCGCTGTAGTCTTTGCCCATGTAGGGACTAGCCCACTTGTCCTCGCGACTCTTTTCACCCGGGCCGTAGCCGACCATCTGCTTTCTCGGTCCTGGATCGCGCGTCTTGATCCGCGCCGACCAGAACGAATCGTCGCGGGTCGAACTTGGATTCGACCCGCCGTGCCACCGCGGGACGATTGCGTGCGACTCGATCGAATGGGCAAACTCATGATGGAAGGCTTGGCGATCCGTGTAGCCGAAATATCGAAAATCATCTGAGTTGTGAGCCCTAACCGAGCTGGGCATTTTGTAGATGTTCCTATTCCTCATCAGGGCTTGCTCGGCCATGGGTCCCCAAGAGTCGAACGCCTCGCCCGCCCACTTCCTCAGGTCCTTCTTGTCAGCCGCAGATACTTTCCCCTTAGCCCCAGTAAAGAGCTTCAGATGCTCCTTGCCGGGCTTGACCATGGCGACTACGTCCTTCTGGAACTTCTTCTTCCTCGCGGCGCGTTCGGCCTGGGGGATCGCCTTCGCGCCCAGGCGTCGAGCCACCCGCAGGATCTCCTTGCTCGCGTTGGCCCTGGCATCGAAGGCATCGAACGTAGTAGCCGTGCCGGGGTCCTTGCCGATCTTGACTGCCTTGTTCCAGGCCGCGCGGAGCTTCTTGTCGTTGGCGATCATGCCTCGGCCAATCTTCGCGAACGCCTCGGCGGTCTCGATCCCGAACTGGTCTACCTTGCCTTGCTTGTCGGAACCAGAGCCGAACAAGCGATGCTCGGCACTGAGTGGGCCCTTGTGCATCGCCCCCGGAGGAAGACCACGGCCATCACGAATCTGCCCAAGCACGGCCTTGCGCTTCTCCAATGCTGTCCCGACCGCGCTGATCGGATCCGGTCCTGGGTTGTAGGGATCGGTCGGCTTCGGCGTAGGCGCCTTGGGAGCGATGGTGGCGATAGGTGGACGAACACTCGTCGCGGGCAACGGAGGAGGAGTGGGGGCCTCGGTCGCCCCCACCGGGGGAGAGATCGGGGACGCCGACGACATGACCGGCACAACGGTCGTCCTGCAGCGCATGTGAAAAGGGGGCATATTGACTCCCTTCGCATTCATGCCAGCAGGAGAGACTCGGTTCCACCCGCCGCCCTGAGCGCGAGTCGCGATCGTCCCATGCTGATTGCTGATCGTCCCTCCCCTGACCTGCATGAACGGCGTCGCAGCCTTAACCCCGTCGAGGTCCTCCGCGGCCTCCATGGAGTCAAAGGCGTTCAGGGCGGACTCTACGCTGAGGATCGTTCCATCGAGCATTCTGCACACCTCGGTCGTGCGTTTATCCATCACCGCGACGACCTCGAACTGCGTCACCCCGTTCGAGGCGTAGGTGGCCGCGGCCGAGAACGACCTGGCGCGGTTGACGTGGACGGCCGCGACCGTGTCCCAGTAGTTGCGATTGATGGCTGTGTTTCTGAACTCGGTCCTGAGTTGTGCTCCGATCTCCCTCGACCCGAGCCCCTCTGAGAGACCCCGTTGCATCACGTCCTGCGAGCGAGCCCGGAACCGACCGGCCTGCCGCTCGTACTCGGGAGAGAAGAAGATCGACGTCGAGTCGTTGATGGCCGCGATGGCCTGCTTGTTCTTCAACGCGAACACGGGGTCGACCCCAAACACCTTGTGCCTGGCCCCGAGCTTCTGATGAACGTCGTCGACGATCCTGTTCGTGTTCGTGTCCAGAATCCCCCTCACGCTCGGAGAGAACATCGAAGGGAGGCCAGCCATCAGGTTCGACATGGCCTTGACCGCGTCCCGGCGCTGACTCAGGCTCACTCCCCTCCAGTTGATGTTCGTGCTCGCAAGAAGCCCGTCCCGGACGGCCCTCGAGTTGAGTGCCTGACCAACCTGTCTCTGGATCAATCGAGACTCGCGCAGGATCTCCTGGATGAATCCGTCTTCGGTCAAGACCGAGGCAAGCCCGGGTTGCTTGGTCGCCTTCCCGACAAGCGCGTGGGCGAGCCAGTCAACGTGAGCGAGTGAGTCGAGGAGTGCGAGCGAAAGCGTCACCGATTCAGAGCCTCGATCCCGGCCCTCACGTCCACCCGCGGACTCCACGGCAGGTCGTCGTTCAGGCTGACGAAGTACCTCTGATCGTGCAACCGCCAGGGGCCGAACGAGGCGATCTCTCCCCCCAGGAGGTCTATCACATCAGAGAACGACCGTGCGTTCTCGGACCCTCCACCGACCACGTATGAACCCGGCTCGAGGTCGCCCCGGAGGGCCACCAGGTAGCACCTCACAAGATCGTCAACGTGAAGAAGGTCTCTCACCTGGGTGCCGTCACCGAAGCAGCAGATCGGCCGACCGAGGCGGATCTGACGAGCCACGAACGAGACCCAGCCCTGATCTATCGTGCCCTGTTGCTCGAGCCCGTAGATACAGCTCTGGTGGAACACGTAGCCCCGATCGACAAGCTCCCTCACATAGAGGGCACCGGTCGCCTTGCTGACCCCGTACGGGGTCCTGGGGTCGATCGGATCGTGACGGCTCGTGGGCTCTCTCTTGTCCTCGAGGTCGCCGTAGACCTTGTTCGTGCTCGCGTAGATCACGCGCGCCCCACAGGACCGCGCCCACAAGCAGACCTCGAACGTGCCCGCAGCGTTCGCGAGGAAGTCCGCACGGGGCGCGTCATAGGATCTGGTGACGGCGGTCTGGGCCGCCAAGTGGATGACAGCGTCACACGCCCGGATCGGCAGCTCGGGCAGGTCGCGCACGTCGGCCCTGTATCGCTCCTCGAATCCGCTGGGCCAGGCCGCCGAGGGCTTCACGAAACTGTCAAGACCTACGACCTCGTGGCCTTCCCCGACGAGACGACTGCACGCCGCTCTCCCGATGAATCCTGCCGCGCCAGTCACCAGGACCCTCACCGACCCGACCTCACGAACTGCTCGCCCTCGGCGAACAGGATCTCACCCCCGGCCTGGCGAGCCAGCCTGATCACCTTCGCCATGGGGAAACTCTGGTTACTCACCTTCTGTCGTCCGTTGACCCGCATGCGCGTGAGGTCGTTGTAGAAGGCCCTGGCCTTCTTCCCTCTCCTCGGATACGAGGTCAGAAGGTCGCCGACCTTGGCGACGAACTTCTTGTCCGTGCTTGGCTGGTGTCGCGCACTTGCCTGCTCGAACAAGTCGGCGTATCGCTCGACCCACAGGGAGCGCGTGTAGTTCTCGTTGACGTGCTTGCGGACCACGCCTCCCAACCTGCGACGCTCGAGAGGGCTGGCGAGGAGCTTCCGCAACATGACCTTCTGTTGGTCGACGTCTCGGAACAGGTAGGGATACCTGTTTCCTGCCGTCTTGCCCGTGATCTGAGGGAAGGTCACCCCGTCCGGGGCGATCAAGGGCTGACCGTGGGCCATGGACTCAATCGCGGAGATGCAGAAGGTCTCGTGCAGGCTGTTCATGACGTTGAGGTGGCACCCGGATAGCGCCTCCAGGTAGTCCCTACGGTCCTTGCAGAGTCGAACCTCCACGAACGGCATCGCCCGGATCGCAGACGAGTTCTCGGTCGTGTTGTTCATGTACCGGACCCGGAATCTCACTCCCTCGTCCCAGAGGTCCTTGAGGACGTCAAAGGTCGTGCGCCACTGCTTGTAGCCCTGTAGGCGATGGTTGTAGGCGATGATGGGCAGGTCGACCTTGTGCTGGACCATGGGAAGATCGGCCTCGAGGGGACCGTAGTCGATCCTCACCGAGCTGTCCTCAATCTTCTTGCACGACTCCTCCGAGAGTCGATCTCGGGCCTCCTCGAGCAACATGAACTTGCAGTGGTCGCTGTTGAACACGTTGACGTCGGCGTTGACGGCCCCGACGAACTGCGCCCACAGGACATGCTCCATGGCGTGCATGGGGTAAGGCAGAGACCTGTGGATGGCGTAGTTGTGAGCCACGATCACGGCCGGTCGGCCCGCGTCCTCAAACGTGGAATCGCTGGAGTGCTTGATCTGCGCGGCGACCTCGACCAGGTTGCACCAGACCAGGTCGAAACCGAACCGCCTCAGCAGGGTCGTGTACCAGGTCCCGTCGAACGTGACCGCGTTGACCATCTTCCGAGTGCTGATTCTCTGCGGGACGCGCGTCACGTTCGGTAGAGAGAAGAAGCCGTCTGGCGAGTAAGCGAATCCACTCTTGTCATCGGGAAAGACCACGACGAAATGGTGGGGGAGCCCGGCCTCGTGAAACCCCCTGATGAGCGAGGAGTAGATCACGTAGTTCGAATCCGCGTTCAGCTCCCGCTTCGAGTACATGGGCTGGACGAGAACGATCACCGCTTGACTCTCACCTTGAACGTGACATCCCTCTCCTTGCACCACTCGAGCATGTCCTGCTTGAACACCGAATCGAACTGGTTGGTCGGTACCGACACCTCAACCACGACCACGTCGGCCCTCGCGAACTGCTCGCCCTCCGCGAACCCGGGCGACTCGTCATCAATGCCGAGATCCACGACCGATCCCCCCATGATGTCGTCGAACCTGAGGTCATTCGAGAGATCGGGAATCTCGACCCGGATCTCCTCGAGGATCTCGAATAGATCGTCCGACCAGTCACCGGCTGCGTGGGGATTGTTGAGAGCCAGGTTGAGAGCCTTCTCCTTGACCTCGCCCAGATCAACCACGACCACGTCGGTCGTGGTCTCCGGGGGGAGCGTCTTGAGCCGCTGGTGTCCCCCGACGATTCTCTTGGTCCTCTTGTTCCACACGATCGGCTGCGTGAGCCCGAACTCGTCCACGCTCGCCTGGAGTCCCCCGAGGGCCTTGTCGGTGATCTCCCTCGGGTTGTAGCCGGATGGAACGATCTCCGAGACCTTCATGCGGTAGATGGGGAATCCGTTGATCTCTCCGACGGCCTTCCCGTTAGCCCGCCTCCGCGGTTTCTTCTTCACCGTTCATCCTCTAATCGTCTTCGGGTTGCTCTAGCTTGGAGGCGTCGAAGAACTCGTCCTTGCCGGCCTCGACCTCCTCCTGGATCGAGCGGCGCAAGTAGGCGAGCGCGACGGCCGCGTTGTGGGCACGTTGGCGTCGCTTCGACATGGGGGCCGTGAAGGCGACCTCGTGCGCGTGCCCGCCCTCGCCCCCGTGGGGGGCCGTGGTGATCTCGAACTTACCCCCGTCCTTGAACGGGACCGGGGCGACCGAGTGCGAGTGACCGTCCTCGCCGCCCGGCATGACCATGACTCGGATCTGGGCCCCCTCTCGAACGGCGGCGAACCCGTGGAGGTGTCCCTCGCTCTCGCTCGTCTTCCCCCTCCCGACAAGGTCTCCCACGGCGGACTCGACCTCGTCGGCCGCCCTCGATCCCTCGTCGCCCGGCTCCGCGCCCGGGAGCGCGCCTTGTCGGGCCGCGGCGACCGCCAGCTTGGGCGGGATCTTGGCCCAGTCCTCGTCCTTGTAGTCGAGGTCGGTCGAGAAGGCGTCTCCAAGGAGGACGCGAGCCTCGTTGGGGACGATCGCGCCGGCCTCGAGGGACTTCTTGACGTTGTCGACAAGATCGTTGGGGAGTCGCTGGACAGGCGCGTTCGTGACGAATCGCCAGAAGTGGACCTTCAAGTTCGTGAGAAAGTGTCGATCCATGACCTTGTCGAACTGATCCCGGACAGGCTGGTAGATTTGCTCCTCCGCGAGTGCCTTGGCAGTTTCGGCGGTTGACCGATTCATGTCCTTCGTGTCACCGGTCAGGATCGGTGGCTGGCGGAAGCTCCTCCCGATCTTCGTGGTGTTGTTGGCGTCGTACTCCTGGAACAGCGCATCCTGGATCTGGTTCCCCAGGAGAGGCTTCAGCTCGATCCTTGTTTTCCCCGAGTGCTCCAGGTCTCCCTCGGAGGCGTCGACACCCGCCGGGAGAGCCTCAAGGATCATGATCTTGTGGTAGTTGGCTCGTCCCTTGATGTGGTCCTCGATGTACGACTCGATCTTCGTCACCGACTCCTCGGAGACACGCCCGCCCGAGACGAGCATGACCATGGCCGGGATCGCCTTGTTGTCGAAGTACAAGAAGTTCACTTCCTCGGCAGCGCGTGAACCGATCACGGCCAGTAGCGCGCCGATCCACCTCGGAATCCCGTACGCGCTGACCTCGCTCGGAATCTCCCAGTGGAAGAACTCGTTCGCGGGCTTGGCCTTCTCGCCCTCGTTGGCGTCGCTCTGCAACTCCTTGACCGACTCGTAGTACCGGCCGGTGTCGCGAGAAACCACGCGCGGGTCACCGAACTCCTTGTAGTAGATCCGGGTCGATCCCGTCATCCGCATGAATCGCCGAAAGAACCGGTTGACCTTGATGGTCTCGAAATGGACCAGGTTCTTACGGATCACCATGCTGGCCTCGATGGGCTTCCTGTCGGCGCGCACGAGCCGCACATGCACGAACGGGACACCGTAGACCTGGCTGATCTTGGACTCGACATCAGCGGGGTCTTCGCGGATCACCTCCCACCCGGCGTTGCCGAGAAGCTCGCGGCTGCGCCGCATGGCCGTGCGTAGCTCGACGAACGTGTTGACCGGGTTGATGAACTCGAAGAACGGCTCGATCTTCGCCTTCTCGATCGTCGCGATCCTCTCCCAGAGGATCTTCCTCGCCTGGACCTCGTCGATGCTCGGGGTGTTGTCGTCGATCGTGGCCTGGTCGAGTTCCATGAGATCGTCAGGCATGCCCTTCTCGAGGGACTCGACGAGCATGACGTCTCGGATCAGGTTGTCTGCCTCGGGACTCGTGAAGTCAATCACGGGCTCGAACCGGTGGCCGAACCCGTCCACGTTGGTCGCCATGGCGTCGATGTTCTGACGAAGCGACCCGCTGTTCTCCTCCAAGCTACACAGGACCTCGAAGTCGTAGGGCGACATCAGGGTGTCGTCGACCATGTCGGTCCGACCGTACTGGAGTAGGTCGTCATCGTCCTCGTGCGTGGTCGGGGCCTGAAGCTCCCCGGCCTTGGTAAGCCTGGTTCTGACCTGCTTCGAGGCGTCTTTCTTCGCGGACTCGGTTAGGAGGCCCATGCGCTTCCCGACCGACACCACCGCCGTCCGCATCGAACTCCACCTGGCGTGCTTCTCAGCCTGCTCGGCGTCGAGGCGGTCGAGCATCTCGGCCGGCGCGGCGGGTCCTACGATCACGGCCTTCGCGGCCCCGTTGTCTCGACTCACCTGAACCCTCCTGGTTTGGGATATCCCAAACATCCTACCCCGTGGACACAGCGCCCCACCACTCAATCAGTCACGCCCCCGTCGAGGATCCTCTGCCGCGCGAGCTGGATATATTCGGCGTTGGGCTCGACGCCGATGTACCTGCACCCGAGACGCCGCGCCACCAGGCCGGTCGTCCCACTCCCGTTGAACGGATCCAGGACCGTGGGGGGCACGCGCCTCGCCTTGGTGTGCTTGCAGGTGGGACGCCAGCCGGTTGTGATGTGCTTGAACTCCCCGCTCGTCCACGCCTTCGCCGAGGCAGTAGCCGCTCCCGCGTTCTTGTTCGCTACGCCTTCTCCTTCAAGCGGTGGTCGCTTACCACTCCATGCCCCACCACCAACGGTCTCGACTACTCTCTCCCACGGCGCCCCACACTTGCCGCAGACCCCGTGCGCGGACGTGCCCGCCTTCAGACAGGGCTCCACGAGCCTCTCAGGAAATGTGGCGAAGTGGGCCGCCGCGTAGGGCTGTGGGTTGATGAGCCAGACCGTCCTCAAATTGCGGCCCGCGGGGTGAGTGAACGAGTCTCGCTTCGACCCGAATCCCGCGTTGATCCCCTCGGTGAGATCGCCTTTCGGCGCATCCCTCCCGTCCGCGTTCGCGTACTCCTCGGGAGTTGCTTCGCGACCGGTCCGTTCCCGCACAGCGTCCTGGTCGTAGAAATACCGAGGGGCCTTCGTGAGCAAGTAGAGCATCTCGTGCCCGTCCGTGGGGCGGTCCCGCACCGACGCAGGCATCACGCTGCCCGAGTACTTGTCTGAGAGGCTGCACCCCTTGGCCCAGACGATCTCACTCCTCACCCACCACCCATCAGCCTGGAGGGCGAGCGCACAGCGGGCCGGCATAAGGAAGTTATCCTTCGGCTTCACGCCACATGGCCGGAAGAACTTCCGTAGGTGCTTCGGGATCTCCGTCTCTCGCAGTTGGAGCTTCATGGTAGAATGTCCCCAGATTGGAGCATTGAATGCCGAGCCCGAAAGTCCCATGCCCGTCTTGTGGGGAACCCAAGAGCAAGAAAGCGAAGACGTGTCGCTCGTGCTCGAAGCCCTACGCGCGAACCCCGGAACACAGAGCTAAGATGACCGAATCGACAACCGGCATCGATCGACCATGGCTCAACGGGCGTAAGCGGTCGAAGGCATCGCGCACGAAAGCCGCCGCAGCGTGGACGCCGAAGATGCGGGCAGAGGCACGGAAGCGTGGCCTCGCGAATGCCGAAGACATGGAGTGGCTGGCGAAGGTCGCGGCAAGTGTAAGTGGGAAGAAGAACCCGAACCATCAGGACAAAGGGAAGGCGACGCCCTATGCTCCTGGGTTCGGTCGCGGTTGGCGGAAGCGTGTGCGGTCGCGGTCGAACACATGCGAGAGGTGCGGACGGGAGGTCGCGTACACGCTTCTGCTCCACCATCGCGACCACGGACACTCCGACCACAGCCCGGGAAACCTGGAGATTGTCTGCGCTCGCTGTCATCGACGTGAGCACTCCGCGAGTCCGCGCAAAACGTAGGCTCGCTCCTTGTTGGTGAGATCCGCCCGCACTTCCATCATGTCGTCAGCCTGACTGGCGTAGCTCGATCCCATATTCAGCCAACACGTGCCGTCCTGGCGGAGGACCCGCCGGACCTCGCGAAACACGTCGACCAGGTGAACGAGAAACAGCTCCGGCGTAGGCTCGAGCCCGAGGCAACCGCGCCAGGCATCGCAACGGAGACAGAACTGACCTGCATCCACTTCTCTCTGTCTGACGTGTTCTCTCTCCCTCTTAGAACCAGGGTCTACCCCGGACTGATCAAAGGGACCAGATCCATCGTCGTCCTCGCCCCGTATCGAGCTGTTATTGCCCACCCCTTTCAGCTTTTTCTTCTTCCCCCATTTGTGCTCGCACTCCGAGTCACCGCCCCACACGGTGTCTTCGATTTTATAGTCCCGAAGTCCCCAGTAGGGGGGAGAACAGCAAATCGCGTGGATCGAGTTGTCGGGCAACTTCCTCAACGCCTCTGGGCACGAACCGTGGATGATCCAGACACCCTTCGGGTCCTTGAGGGGCTCGCGTTTCTCTGGTTCCTCGGGTCCCGTCCCCCCGGTGTCGAGTCCGAGATCAATGTCGAGCCCGTCGAAGAGAAGATCCTCGGCCAGGTCGGGAATCTCGACCCGAATCTCCTTGAGTAGCTCGTTCAGAGAATCGGTCCAGTCGCCGGCCGCGTGGGGATTGTTCAGGGCTATGTTAAGGGCCTTCTCTTTGACCTCGCCCAGGTCAACCACAATCACGTCGGTCTCGGAGTCCGGCTCGAGCGTCTTGAGTCGCTGGTGGCCCCCGACGACGCGACTCGTCCGCTTGTTCCACACGATCGGCTGTGGCAGCCCGAACTCCCCGACCGACGCCCTGAGTCCCCCGAGGGCACGCTCGGTAATCTCGCGCGGGTTATAGGCGGCGGGGTCGAGACTCGAGACCCTCATGCGGCGGATCGGAAACCCATTGATCTCGCCGACGGCCTCGCCCGGCAGGGGCTTCCTTCTCACCCGCCTCTTGGTCTTCTTGGCCATGAGCAGCAGCCTCTCTAATCTAAGCAAACGATACCACCGGCCCGACTCACGGACAAGCCGCGGGTCCCGCGCTAGAACCCCTCCTGCTGCATTTGAACCTGGGCCTGAACCCGGTTCGCGGCCTCCCTGATCCGCTCGTAGTCTCGGAGACCGGGCCTCCTCCCGAGGCGCTTCTTCCACGCCTCCACGATCCTGCCGGGGAGCATCTCCTGCACCTGGTCTTGTTCCTGTTCCTGGGTCAGCGCCGTCTCCGGGGCGTCGTCGCCTTCGCCGCACACGCCTACGTCGACCTGCTCCTGCGACTGGACCTGCTCTTGTAGCTGCTCGATCAATCGGGGAATCACGCGCTCGCCCCGCACGAACAGCTCAGGCAACTGAGCCATGATCGCCGACGTCCCGACCGCAGCCGTCGTGGAGGCCGTCGTGATCTCCGCGACGCGCGCCCGCACGAAGTCAAGCACGGTAGCGTCGGCCGCCTCTCTCGCGTCCAGCTCCTCGCTCACCCCCTCCTTGACTCCGTCCTCGACGTCGGCCTGGACCTGGTCCTTGATCTGCACAAAGTAGAGGCCAAACGTGGTGATCGTCGCCGTCAAGGCGGGGCCGATCACATACTGGAGCAGCACCGCCAGGATCTTCAGCTTCGGATTCTTGAAGTACTTTGCCGCGGGCTCGCCCTTGTCGTCACTCATCTCTAATCCTCCTACGAGGAGAGCATACGGGGGCTCGGAGAGATTCTCAAGAAACCCTGGAGGGCCAGCCTGGTGAGAACCGATAGGAGACCAGGAGGACGCATGAAACAGATCAGGATCGAGAAGGTGCGCGAGGCCCGGAGGAAGATCGTCCGCGGTCTCTACGGGGAACGCGAGTGGCGCGTCGTGGTCGAGCGCCTCCTGCGCGCCCTAAGGAAGGCCCGATAGAGCTTGTCCACGAACCCGGGGTCGCGGAGCCGGCTCCCATAGCGGCGCAGGTTGATCCCGCCGCGTTTCATCTCGGCGAGCCGCGTCTTGAGCCCGCGGAGCGGGTGGTGGACGCAGTTGCCGGGCGCGCAGTGCTTGGCCCGCGCGGCGGGGCAGTACTCGACCACGGCGAGCCGGGCGACGATCTCTCGGCAGACTCCGCGCGAGGTCCGCTTGTCGCAGCTCCTCCTCTTTGTGGTCTTGCTCATGGAACATGCTTCCAGTTCTTCCGGTGGACTATGTGACTGATCACTGGCTGAGTAACTCCGAACTCGAGTGCCAAGCTCGTCTGGAACTCACCGCTGGCTGCTCGCTCACGGATCTCGACCACGTCTGCCTTGGTGAGTTTGGTCCAACTTCGACCCCGGGCTACTCGGTCCCGAGCATTGTCCAGATCCGTTCCTACATACAGGTGAGAAGGTCGGACGCAAGGCGGGTTATCACAACGATGTAGAACATGAAGACCCTCGGGCACGGGCCGATTCCTCGTGAGTTCCCAACTCACGCGATGAGTCCTCGCCATACGACCCTTCGATCCAATCTGTCCGTAGCCCCACTTCGACCTGCAGCCAGTCCAGACCCAGCAGCCGGGGCCGCGCTCAACCCTCGACCAGAGCCGATCCCAGAGAGGCCTCGAGAACCTGTGTCGGTTGGAGCATTTGCGCGAGCAGAACCGGGACCGCGCATATCTCTTCTCGGAGTAGTGACGTCGCTTGATTGGACCCCCGCAGTGCTCGCAAGATCGCGTGCTACGATCTCTCTCGGCCATGGTCGACCTCCTCTTCAGGTCCCGTGGTTGGCAGGCGGGTGTTCAAGCACCCGCCTGTCGTATTGTAGGCTGTATAGGACCGGAGGCACCATGGCTGTCGGTGGGATCGTGAAGCGCGACGAGTGGGAGTTCGGTCGCTGGCTGAAGAAACAGACCGGGCGGGCAGCAGGGATCCTCGAGGGCTGGGGCATGGACCCCAAGGACCTCCTCAGCACAGAGGTCGGGTGGCTGATCGCTCTTGGGTGTTTTGAAGGCAAGGGGCTCGAGTTCGACCCGTTCCAGCGCGCTGCCACCTCAAGGACCGGCACATGTCGGTCTGTGTCAGCTACAACCTCGACGACGCCAAGGAGAAGGTCGCGCTCGTCAAAGAACTACACGACGAGCTTCCGCTCGAGTTCCAGAAGAAGATGGTGATCGACTCCAAGACCGTCGTGGGATTCGAGAGCAACTCATCGAGGCGCCGGGTCAGCCGAGTCGTCTCCCACCCGGCCAAGCCTCCCCGGGGGAAGAGTGGCGACGTCTACCTGGACGAGCTTGGGCACTGCCAAAACGATCGCTTGATCTACGCGGGCGCGACGGCCCTGATCTCCCGCTCGGGCGGCCAGCTCACGGTCGGGTCAACCCCGCTTGGCAAGCGCGGCACGTTCCACGCCATCCACACCGACCCAGTCGAGTACGCGGGCTATTGGCGACAGCGCGTCCCGTGGTGGCTGTGCAAACACTTCTCGAAGATCGTAGACGACCCCAATCTCTGCGCCCTCGCCGAGACGCTCCCGACCGAGCTGCGCGTTGAGCGGTACGGGACAGGCGAACTCCAGGACCAGTTCAACGCGCTCCCGATCGAAGACTTCCGGCAGGAGTTCGAATGCGCGTGGCAGGACGAGCGCGTCTCGTTCTTCGCATACGATCTAATCCTCCCGTGCTGTCAGAAAGACGCGAGTAAGATCCCCATCTACGACAACCTCGACCAGCTCGTCCAGGTGGCCCCCAAGCTCGGCCGCCTGTTCGCCGGGTTCGACGTCGGGCGGAGCAAACACCCGAGCGAGCTGACGATCTTCGAGAAGCAGGGCGAGACCTACACGCTCCGCTACCAGGAGCAGTACCGGGAAACGCCGTTCCCGAAGCAACGCGCCCGCCTGATCCGAGTCGTCGAGGCCCTCGGGGAGAACCTACGCAGGTTCAGGATCGACTCCACCGGCATGGGGAAGAATCTCGCGGAGGATCTTCAGGAGCGATTCGGTCGGAAGATTGTCCAGATCGACTTCACCCGCCAGTCCAAGGAGGCCATGGCGAACAACGTCAAGATCCTACTCCAGGAACGGAATCTGGTCCTACCCCGAGACCGATCCCTGATCGCCCAGATCCACTCGATCAAGCAGAAGATCACCTCGGCTGGTAACGCGATCTTCGACGCGGTTCGGAACCGGTTCCATCACGCAGACAAGTTCTGGGCCCTCGCGTTGGCCGTGTTCAAGAAGCGGAAGAAGCACGCGGCCCTGATTGAGGTCCGGGCGCGGGTCGTGGGAGAGAAGACTCAAGAGGATCCGATCCCTGACGCCCCGGCCCCGCCCAAGGGGATCGTGGAGGCCGTGTTCGTGCTCCCCGGCCAGAGCGTCCGGGGCTCGACCGAGTGCCCGGCCGGGGAGGCGATCATCAAAGAGGCGTCCCGGCTCGCTCAGGTCCGGGCTGCTCCGCTCGACGCCCTCGAACAGAAGGGGCGGGCCCTCGTGACGGCCATGCGGGTCTGGGAGCGGTCCGGGGACCACGAGCGGGCCCTGGTGCTCTCGGCCGAGTACCAACGGGTCCGGCGAGAGATCCGCCGTCGCCAAGCTCTCGCCGGATAGGTCCCAGACGCCCTCCGGGGCCCATGGCGGACCCCGGCTCGAGGACCCCGACCCAGGGAGCCTCTCGGGTCCCGGGGTCCTCCTGGGGCTCGGGCGGGTTTGGGATATCCCAAACCCGAGTCTTAGCTGCAATAGGGTTATGAGAATCTCAGGAGAATCTGATTTGACCCATTGCGAGGGGGCTACAACACGGCTATAACGTGGGTATGAGCAACGCGGTAACGAAGACGACAAAGACACTGATCACGGTCGAGACCTGGGTCCTCACTCACACGGTGACCGGGTCCCGGACGGCCCTGATGACCCTCGCCCGCATGGCCCTCACCACGATCGTAGGATAAGCATGACTCTGACCGACGCCGACCTTGACCGGGTCCTCGCTGCCGCCGACACCGCCGACACCAAAGGCAACGCGGGCCACGCGGCCCGGCTCCGCGACCTCGTCGCCGACTTCCTCGACGAGGTCCACTTCGGCCGCAAGCAGGTCCATATCGAGACCCAAGACGGGACCACCATCTACGACCGCCTATGGGACGACGGCACCCACCTCTACCGGTTCGACAGCGAGGACGGCTTCGTCGATACCGCCCTGATCCGAGCCTGGTCCTATGTGGTCAAGCCGGGCTGGGAGGGGTAGGCCAATCGTGCCCGGTCTAGGATTCCGGGCCTTGGGTGCAATAGGGTTACGATCAATCTCAGAGGAATCCAAATTGACCCCTTGTGGGGTAGCTACAACACGGCTATAACGTGGGTATGAGCAACGCGCGAGAGACCAACGAGGCAGGGACAAATGGAGCACCTATCAGCTCCCCCGGCTCGCTCTCGGGCGCTCACACGGCTTCCTGTGGAGCAGCGGATGATAGCCCGCTACCTGGGTTCGATTCCCAGGGCTGCCATGAGTCCCGAGACCCCCTGAAGAACGAGAAGACCATGAAGATCCGCGAGACGAAGCATTCCCTAGTCAGGACCGCCCTACAGCTCGCAATGGAGCTGGGGGTCGAGGACCTGAGAAACGTCCCCCGCTGCGTTGCCTCCGGGGCCCTGCTCGACGCCGAGGAGTGGATGAACGAGGGGCTGGAGCCAAAGGGGGCCGTCGAGGACCTCCTCGGAGCCGAGTACCAGCTCGTCCGCAAGATCGACTGGCAGCGGGCCAACGAGACCATGCTCTACGCGATCAAAGCCCGGATCCGCCGCGCCGAGCGCAACGCCCAGCAGACGGGGAGGTAGCCGTGGCCGACCCGAAGATCCTGAAGCGCGTCAAGTTCGGGAGCCTGAACGGCCTCGTCAGCAGGGGCGACGACCCCGAGGGCGAGATCCTCCTCGACGGGGTCGTGATCGGGAACTGGCGGCCCGACTACCAGGACGAGGACACCGGCTACGGGAACGACTACCGGGTCTTCGGCTACTCCGCGATCCTCGAGGTCGACCCGGCCGCGCTCGAGGACCTGAACAGCGACGACTACCTCGAGTTCGAGCTACTCCGGCCCGGCGTCAAGAAGTCCAACCGCAACGTCTTCTTCGAGACCGCCTACAACCTCTCCGGCATGACCGGCTCGGCCGTCTCGACCAAGGCGGCCCTCCGCCGCATGATCGCAGCCGAGGTCGCCCGTCGCGAGGTCGAGACCGTCGCGGCCTGGGCCGAGAAGGCGAGTAGGTAGCCGTGGCCGTCCTCGACGCCTTCTGCCTCTCGATCCTCATTCTCGTAATCGTCGGCCGCCTCGGCATGATCCCCAAGGGGATCGCCGAGTCCGACTCCCCGCAGACGGAGGGGTAGCGGTGGCCGAGCAGGCCCGGCGGGCCGCGGAGAAGGCTGAGGCCCTCGGGGCACTCCGGGAGCGGCTAACCCGCGAGCACCACCTCGAGTCGCTCTGGCTGACCCGGCTCCGCCGCGGAATCGTGGTGGAGCTGATCGTGGTGGAGTCTACCTGGCGCGGGAACGGGTGCGGGGCCCTGGCCATGCAAAGCCTCGTAGGGTGGGCGGACCTGACCGGGACCCGACTCGGTCTCACCCCGAGCGACGAGTACGGGAGCAACCCCGAGCGACTGTCGAGCTGGTTCGGCTCGCTCGGATTCGAACCGCGAGAGAACAACCTGCGGACCACCCTGGTCCGAGAACCGAGGATCGCATGAGGGCCGACGACCAATTCGCCCCGGCAGACTGTCTCCCTCTGGCCCGGTGCGACCTCGACGACCTCCAGCGGATCGTCGCGGGGATCAAGGCCGGTGCGGTCCGACTCGACACCCAGCTCTGGGTCACCGACCAGGAGACCGGGGGGGAGATGAACGCGGGGCAGATCCTCACGGACATCGTCGAGTCCCTCACGGCGACGCCGGAGGAGAAGCGGGTCAAGGGCATGATCGCGGACTTCCGCGAGAAGGGACTGGTCGAATGAGACGGTTTGGGATATCGCAAACCCAGAGCACACCATGAAGATCGAGCTGACCCACGAAGACGGCTCCAAGTCGGAGCACGACGCGCTCGAGGTCGCAACCACGTTCCCCGGGAAGAAGGGCGAGCGGCGCGTCTCGCTCCGCGTCGAGGGGAAGTACTTTCGAGTCAGACTGGACGGACACCAGGTGCTCGTCTTCAGCATCAAGGCTCCCAAAATGGATCACCGGCCCTGAGACGCCCGCGCGGAGACAAAACCCCCGGCGCGAGCAGATCCAAAATGGGGCCCCACCCGGGGACCCGACCCAGGCCCACGGAGCTTCAAATTGCCCGCCCTCGAGCACGGTACTCGAGGGGTCCTCGGGGTCCCTCCGGGCCCGCTGGGGCTCTCCCGGGGGTCGGGTCGGGCACAGGGTCCGACTAGGATCCCGTGGCCCTCACGGGCCCGTGAGGGCGTCTCGCGGGCCGGGCTCGCCCGCAAGGGGTTGCGACGATCTTGGAAGAATCTCAGAACGCCCCTTGTGGGGGAGTTACCATGCGGCTATAACCGGGGTATGAGTCGCGAACGAGACAACACCGAGGAGACCAGCATGATCGCCACCCTCAACACGCTCAACCCCGAGACCGACCAGGTCCAGGTCATCGCGACCCGGATCCTGTGCTCGACCATGATCGTCTACTCGGCCTGGAGACGGGTCGCAAGCATGGGTCAGGCCGGGCACTCGATCACAACGGGCCGCGACTCGACCGGCAAGGTCGTCCTCTTCGAGCGCCTCGGGACCGAGCGCCTCCCGCTTCACCTGGACATGCTCCCCCGGGGCCCCGAGCGGGCTTCGCGAGTCCGGGCCCACCAGGCGTGCCTGCGCGACGACGCCATCAAGGCGATCGAGGCCGCCCTCGGGCTCCTCCCCGCGGGGGCCCGGGTCGACCGCACCATGGGCGAGGTCACCGTCCACGAGGGGAGGTAGCGGTGGCCGTTCTCGACGCCCTCTGCCTCTCAATCCTCCTCCTCGTCCTCGTCGGTCGCCTCGCCATGGTGCCCGGATGGATCACCGAGATCGTCCTCGAGGGCAGGTAGTTTGGGATATCCCAAACTACCTGCCCTCGATCGGGTTATGAGGATCCCAGGAGAATCTCAGAACACCCCTTGCGGGCAAGCTATCACGGAGCTATAACCGGGGTATGAGTCGCAAGCAGGAAAACGCCGAGGAGACCAACATGCCCAACATGATCGACATCACCGACCTGACCGAGGAGGAGCTGACCGCCCTCTTCGTCGCCCACGGGCTCGAGACCGAGACCGACGACACCGAGGAGGGGAACTAGCATGAGCGACACGAGACTGAGACAGCTCGAGCGGGACGCGGCGAGCGGCGACGTCCACGCCCAGGCACGGCTCCGCGCCGAGCGGGTCCGGCTCGGGCTCGAGCGCGCCCCGGGCGAGGCCTACTCGCTCCTCAACGTGAGCCTCTCCTCGCTCGAGAAGAAGGTCGCCACCTACGCCCGCCGGGCCAGCAAGATCGGCGCCTTCCCCCCCAGCGTCCGCGTCACCCGGGACCCCTACTGGCACCAGGATCCGGCCGGGTCGGACCGGAAGGTTCTCCTCGTCGACGTGGTCGTCGAGGGCGACCTCCCCAGCATGGGCGAGTGGGAGCTGATCGCAGTCCTCCAGCACCGCCCGACCGGGACCCTGATCGTCAACAACCCCTCCTCGACCGGCGTGGACGAGCGCGAGCTGGAGCAGTACCGGCTCCAGGCCACCGCAGTCTGCACCCACTGCAAGCTCAGTCGGCGCCGGAACCAGACCGCCGTCCTCCGGCACCTCCCGTGCCGCGGCAAGGGCTGCCCCGAGTGCCAGGCCTTGATCGACGACGGCACCATCGACTCCAAGGGCTACGCCCGGGTCGGGAGGAGCTGCCTGGACGAGTACACGAACGGAGCAGCCAAGGCCGCCCTCTACTCGTTCGACAAGCAGCAGGGGCTCCGCGAGCTGCTCGAGTCGGGCGAGCTTGACACGAACGCCTCCCCCGAGTGGGGCGTGGACCTGCTCCGCTTCTTCGCGGTCGCGTACCGGTTCGGACGCAGCTACGGGTGGGCGAACCGAGTCTGGCACAACGCGGCGCGGGCCGAGAGGACGATCCCCACCGAGGCCCTCACGTTCGCAACCCAGCTCCTCGCGGCGGCCCAGACCGAGCTGGTCGCGAACATCGACAAGGTCGACGACGAGGCCCGGCTGGTCCTCTCGGACCGCGCCCACAACCTGGCCGTCCTGATCGGCGAGGGCTACACGAGCCTCGAGCACGCCCGGATCGCCGCCACCGCCCTCGACTGGTACCGGCACCACCAGACCGAGAGCGTTCCCCTCCAGGCCCGGATCATGACCGCCATGAACGGCCTCGACGGAACCGCCGCGCTCGAAGATCGGATCTCCTTCACCCCCGAGGCGCTCCTGGCCCTACTGGGCGACGGGGCCGCGGTCCAGCGGATCCTCGAGACCCGCCAGGTCGAGACCGGCCCCGGCCCCTACCTGGGCGACGAGGGCCAGGCCGGGACCTGGACCCTGCAGGTGACCCGGACCCATACCTGGATCAACCGGGACAACCGCGAGCGGGCCCTGGTGGCGTTCGTAGACGCCGACAACCGCGAGGCGATCTGGTTCACCAGCCCCGACACGGCGCGGAACCTCCAGCGGGACTCGTGGTACTCGGTCCGGGGGACGGTCCGCCGGCAGGACACGAACACCTACCGGGGACGCGAGACCCCCCAGACGGTCCTGACCGGGTGCCGGACACGCCTTCAGGCGGCGTCATGAGCGGCCCCGACCAGGATGGGCAAGCCCAGAGCCACCCCGGGGGTCCCGGGACCCCTCAGCGGGCCCGGAGGGCGTCGAGGACGGTGCGGCACGAGCACGGAGACATCCACGGGGTCGGGAGCGGCTACGCACCTCCCCAGTGCCCCGCCGATCGCCACGACGGCCGGTGCCAGGTCACGCTCATCACAGGCTGCCGGGTCCGACACAAGCACGACCACGGCGAGCCCTGCGGGGCCCGCGCCACCCACTGCGTCCGCCACGGCTGGCGCTGGAAGGAGAGACCCGAGTGAGGAAGCTGGGAACGAAGCAGAGGGACGTGCTGGACTCGCTCAAGCAGCACGGGTCCTGGTACGCGGGCTGCGGGTGGCTCTGGGATACCACCTCCGGGACCCGGCGCGTCATGGAGTCGCTCGTCAAGCGCGGTCTGGTCGCCAAGACAAGCGGCCCCGGCCGCATCACCTACAGGCCCACGCGGTGCCCGGTGACCCTGAGCGACGAGGCCGCGCTCAACACGATCGCCGAGGTCTTCCGCCGCTACCCGCCCGAGCACTGGACCAGCTCGGAGGCGATCGACGACATCTACGAGGCGATCAAGCAGACCGGGCGAGCCCTGCCGAGACTGGAGGATTAGCGTGCCAAGAATAAACCAGGTCAAGAAGTCGAGGAAAGACCAGGGGCGGTGCGGTCGCTGTGGCGACCCGCTCCCGGAGGGCTCTCCCTACCGGTACTGGAAGTTCCGCTACGGGGGCAAGAGCAAGCGGTGCCTGAAGGCCTCGTGCAATCCCAGGCAGAGCGAGCTAACTCAGAGCAAGCTCTCGGGAGCCTACGCGGCCCAGGAGAACTTCGAGGACTCAATCGCGGGCTGCGGCACCGTCGAGGACGTCCAGGCCCTCCTGGAGGAGACCGCCGACTCGGTCGAGGAGGTCGCGGACGAGTATCAGGAGAGCGCGGACGCGATCAACGAGACCGCCGAGGGAAGTCCGGTCGCGGAAGAGTGCGAGGAGAAGGCAGAGCAGCTCCGCGAGTGGGTCGAGGAGATCCGCGGCGTGGACCTCCCGGAGGACGAGTGTCCCGGCGAGTGCGAGGACGGCAAGGTCGACTGTGCATGCCGGGACGGCGACAGCGAGGGAGACGACGAGTGCGAGGAGAAGGGGTGCGAGAAGGGCCTCGTCCCGTGCCCGGAATGCCAGGGCGATCACGATCCGGTCGAGGAGGCCCGCTCGGCCGCGTCGGACGTCGCGGGGGAGTGCCCGGTATGAGCGAGCAAGACATCAGGGACAGGGCGCTGCGACTCCTCAATCAGGTCGAGAAGCTCGTCCCGCTCCTCGGGGGGGAGTCGCTCGAGCAGGTCAGGACCCGCACCAAGGAGGTAGCGCACGGGATCGAGGTCAGGTTCAACGCAGAGGAGATGGGCGCGCTCGAGGTCGTGCTCGGCATGGTCGAGTTCCTTCTCGAGAGAAGCGGGGCCGGCGCAGATCGGGCCCAGGTCGAGAAGGAGAAGCGGGCCCTCGCGCTGCTCCGGCGAGTCCTCGAGGACAATAGATGATCGACCCCGCGCTGAGGCGGCGACTCGTCGACGAGGCCCGGTGCCTGCACCGCCGGCTCTGGCCCGACCTGGGCGCGGTGCGGGACACGCGCTCCTGTCTGTTCCTCGCCGTCTGCCTCCAGGGGGTGATCGCGCGCCGGGCCGGGGTCAGGACCATGCTCCAGGCCGGGACCGCCCAGTGGCCGTTCCGGCGCCCCCAGGACGACGACGGAGTCAGCGCTACCCACTACAGCTATCACTGGCAGGGGCTCCGGGACCCGCTCACGCACGCCATGGTCGAGGCGGGCCGGCTCCCCGAGCTTCACGTGTGGCTCGCCCACCGGGACCCGGACACGATCATAGACCCCACCTCGGGGACGTGGCCCGAGCGGGCCGCGGAGGGAGGACGCGAGTGGCTGACCCCGCGCCCGCCCGACTTCCTCTGGCACACCGTGGAGGAGATGGGCGACCTGGCCGAGAGCGACTTCGATCTAGGGATCACCTACGCGCCGGACCCGGCCGCGTGCGAGATCGCGGACGATCTGGCCTCGAGAGAGATATACCCGAGGGTCTTCGAAGTCTTCGGGTCTACGACGTCGCAAACAGGAGAGGAAGCGTAGATGGCCACCCTGCCTGAGGCCGTAAGTGAGCAACTAGACGAGTGGATCGCCGAGACCCCAGAGGACTCTCCGCTCGGGCGCATTGGCTGGATCCGGCGCAAGACCGGCGAGGTCTACGTGCGCTTCAACGCTCACCTGGGCCGGATCGACCTGGCCAACTTCCAGATCGCGGAGCGGCACCAACGGAAGGGGCTGGCTCGCGCCGTCATCGAGATCGCGGTCGCCAAGCCGGTTCGGGTGATCCGGGTTGAGAACATCCTCAACCCGACCTGGGCCGATCGGGTCCGCCGCTACAGGTTCGAGGGCCGCGTCACCGAGACCACCATGGTCGTCGGGGGCCGGGCCGTCCAGGTCGACTTCATCCAAATCCAGGAAGAGGCGTAGGTGCATCACAAGAACAGGCGATGGACGGTTCGGGTCGGGACCGCGGAGGATGTCGCGCAAGACGTGAAGAAGTGCGTGGCCTGGACTAGCTGCACCGGCTTCTACGTCCCCGGGGGCGAGCACGGGCTACTGGTCCTGAACGACTCCACGGGCCCGGACGCGATCCAAGAGTACGCGATCATGCTCGTCTCGCCCCACCAGGGGGTCGGGCTGCTCGAGGCGGTCGCGTCCGACGCCTCGTTCGAGGCCGAGCTGGAGCAGGTCGAGTCCCTGACCGTGTCGTGGATCGACAAGGCGAAGCTCGCCGTGGCGCTCGAGGAGCAGCTCACCTGGGCGAGCCCGACCGGCTACGGACGCCACCGGGTCAGGGTCGAGTCCTCGAAGACCCACCACGGAGAGTGCTGCGCGTGAGCGAGAAGCGAAAACGGCTCGAGGTAATACAGCGGCTCGAGGAGCTGATCGAAGAGGAGTCTCTCACCAGGGCCGACGTTGGGAACGCGCTCGGGACGGGACCAAGTACGGTCACGAACTGGATCCGGGGTTGGCACGCCCCCCCGAAGAGGATGATCCGTCGTATCGAGAAGTTCATCGACTCCTTCGAGGACGGGGTCTACGAGGACCGCCGGGACTCGCTCGGTGACGCGCTCCGACACGTCGTCGACTGCGCCGACTACGAGTGCCGGACCTGCCGAGTGTTCTGGAACATCGTCGAGGAGATCGCCAACCTATGAGCGACCACGACCGGAGGGAGCTGGAGCGCCTCTACGACCAGGGCGACTGGGACGCGGGGGGACAGCTTCAACGGCAAAACTGTCGGGCCGGAAAGCACCTGTGGTCTCGGTGGGGAAGGTGGGTGAGGGGAGTAAACGCCGAGCACGCTGGCGAGATCCTCCTCTCGCCCTGGACGGACTGGGACGAGGTCGCCGAACGACGTTGCTTCTACTGCGACGCCTGGGAGCGACTGGGGAGGACGGGGGACGAGGAGCGGATCTGGTCGCCGAGCCTGGGGTGGCGTTCGCCCGTACCGGGTGACGGCTTGTTGAGGATCGAAAGCACCCCGAGAAGTGAGACCATGCCCAGCATGGATCTGGGCTGCCACTACTGCCATGCCGAGTTCGACGAACCCTGCTGGACGGGCAGGGGAGGGACCGCGCGTCGCCCCCACCGGGGTAGGTCGATCGACCTGGACCACTACAGGGAGATCGTCGCCAGGTACGAGGGCGAGCCGGACGTGGAGGACGGGAGCGAGGTCGACTGCGGGCGCTGCGGGGCCGCGAGGAACGAGCCCTGTCGGAATCGGAGCGGTAACATCTGCCGAGAGCCCCACGCGGATCGTTCTATCACGGCGGAACGACACCGAGCCCTACTAGCCCTGGCCAGGTTCGAGGCGACCGAGACCGGCCTGGCCCTGATCGACACGGGCCGCCTCATGGGGTCGGGACTCGACCGCCTCGGGGCCCGACGAGATCGGGCTCGGCGCGGACTCGGCCCCGGATCGGACGTGATGGCGGGCTCAGGTCTGAACCGGGTCTACGTCGGCACCGAGTGCTGGCTCACCACGGGCGACCTCACCCAGGACCTGACCTGGCACCGGGGGAGGATCGAGCACGTCGGGGAGAGGTGGGTGCGGGTCAGAACCAGGTGCGGGATCCACTGGGCGAAGCAGGCCGAGCAACTCCACCTGGGCCCGACCGTGGACAATCCGCTCGTACACGTTTGCGAGCGGTGCCGGAGATCGAATAGGTGACTCGACTACTGTTTGGGATATCCCAAACTTGACCGACCACGACCTGAGACGCCTAGAACGTCTTGTCGCCCAGGGGGACACTCGTGCCGAGACCGACCTGTTCCACGCACGGGTCCGGGCGGGTCACCTGACCCGCTACCGGATCGAGCTTGCCGCGTACTGCTCGCACGAACCAGCCCTGGAGCTGGAGGACGAGCAGTGGTGGCGGGACAGGTTCAACGGCCTCCCACGACTCATGAGCTTCGAGGACTGGATTGGGGGATTGGCCGCGTGGGGGCGAGGGATCCAAGTACGCGCGTGGGCGGCGGCGGCACTGGAGGCGGTACCGGTTTGGGAAGCGAACCCTGCACGGGCCTTGGAGGATGCGGGGCCCAGGTGGTTCCGAGATCGGCTCACTAATCCCCGCCAGGTCCTCAACGCGATCCTGGTCTGGCTCGAGGACCCGACCGGACCCAACCTGGACCAGTGGAGCCAGGCCTGGCACGCGGGGGTCAACGTGAGGCCGCCCTCGGGTCACTCGCTGTTCTGCCTGGGCCCGCGGGAGACGGGCGCGGAGATTACCTCTACCACACTCGCCGCGACCAGGCTCGTCCATGGGGGCACGATCCGAGACACGATCCAGGTCTCGTTGATCGGGTGGGCTATTAGGGGGCTATGAGGGGGCTATAACCGGCTACACCGCTCCCACTAGCTCTGAGAACCACCAGTGACGACCAAACGATCCCTACGCGGCCGGGTCAGATGGGGGATTGGGGTTTACGTCCATCTTGGTATAGGGCCCCCCGGGCCCCGATCGGGCACAGGGCGTGCTAGGGGGAGCGGGCCTACGAGGACTGCGTGTGGGACATGCGCCCGCATGTCCCGCATATGTGGCCGAGAGTGCCCTAAACGGCCTCATAACCCGAGAGCCCAAGCATGGCTTACAGCAAGGACACGTACGCGCCAGAGGGTTTGAATCCCAAACCGGTCTCATAACCCCACGAGTCGGTTTGGGATATCCCAAACCCCCCGCGTCCCTGGAGCGTGCTGGGGACGATCCGAACCCCCAGAGGGGCCCTCACCCACCCACGGGGTCGAACGTGGCCCTGACGGGCTCTGGTGGCGTCGAGCCAAGCCCCCTACGGGGATTGCTCGGGCCCTTCCTGTCCGGGGGTCTCGGGCTCGGGCCTGGGATCCTTGACGGGCTCGGGGATCGTGAGCAACCTCGACGGGCTCGCCTCGGCCTCCACCACCTCCCCGGTGAGTCTCGGGTCCAGGGCCCGGGAGAGCGCTGCGGTCGCACGCTGGTACCCCTCCCCGATCGCGGTCAGGGTGACCGCGAACCCACTCTGGTCCTGCTCGCCCACGAGGCCGAACTCGCGGAGCAACCTGGCCAGGTCTCGCTGGATCGTCCAAGCCAGGCCGGGGTCCTTGCCCTTGTAGGCCAACGCGGTAGACTTCTCCGCCGCAAGCGTGAACTGACCCACCACCTCCTCCAACGTCCACTCCTTGACCTCGCGCCCCACCTG